AAGCTCTTGCTGAGGAAAAATATAAGTTGGCTGTAGAATACGCCAGACTGTCAGAAGTATACGCAAATCACATCAGACTAAGGGCAGAGCATTTCAACGCCACAAGAGCCGATTTTAAGTCAGATAGAGCATGTGAGAGAGCCTTTGAGACAACAGAAGACGGTGTGATGATGGAAATAGTAAAGGCAAAGCAAAAATCAAAAGAGAAACGTATGTCAGCAATAAGCTCACTACTCAAGGTCGCATCAGATGAATCACATAACAGCTATTAATATGGACACAGAAGAATTTATAGCCCAAAACCCAGGAGCTAAAGATAACCCCTTAAAGTACGCAGTAGAGAGCGGAATGAGAAAAATGCACTGGACAAAGAGTGATAGAGAAGACAGAGAGAACTCGATCCTCCTTCAAGACTTTGTAGAGTATGTAAATGAATTAGTGGAAGAGATAACAAAATTAAGATGAAAAACTTCGAGTACAAATGCAAAAGATGTAAGGATATATGGGAGTTCACTCCCGAAGATTACGACCACAAGTCAGACTATCCCAAAGTATGTCCTTTATGCTCAATGCCTATAACTCAAATGATAAGTGATGTTTACAAACAGGAGGGGATTAGAGAGGTTATAAGGTTTATGTTTATTAGAATATTCAAATAACATGGATGAAAAAGAAATCATAGAACACGAGTTCAGCAAGATGCAGCACCTGTACAAGAATACCAACAAGAAAGGTAGTACAGGGTGTCAGGCAGTACTCCGTTTTATGGTGGAAAATTATTCTCATAAGAAATGGTGGTGGAGCTGGGAGTTCATAGGCAAAAAGACAGAAGGAGGGATATATCTATCACACAGATCACCAGCAAGAGCTTCAGACTTAGCTATACTGCACCCAGAGTTAGTAGAAGATAGAAAGATAGGGAGATATAAAGTTTACAGAGTGAGGAGAGAGAATAGGCAGGCGGTTATCAATTACTTAAAATAATATGAAAAAAAGAAGTAAGAGGGAAAAGAAGTATGAAAGTATATGGACTAACACTGTGTATAGCGATAGTGTCGTCTTACTCATAGATAAACATCCTTTTGTAGAGTTTATTGCAGAGTCCATGAAAAAAAGATATGGAGAGAAAATATAGACAAGTTAAATAAATAATCATGAGTAAAAAACAAATAGCAACAGAGATACAAAACAAACAACTACAACACCAAGTAAAGGTAACAAGGATATGGTTAGGGGTTACAGCAGTGTTATTAGTGATAAGTTTGATTTAATATGAATGGATACTTTATAGCAATTATAATTTTATTGGCACTAGACTTAGGTTGGGTAGCGGCAAAGAATGGTAATCCTAAGGAATTAGAATATAGCTTTGTTGCGACACTTTTAACTTATGCAATATTTGTAGCTCTTTCATGGTTCGCTATAAACAGCTAAAGTTATCAACAGGTGGTGTGTTGTTATTTTGACAAATCAATATTAGAATGGGTGTATGAAGAGAGGTTCAATGACAAAGCCTATACCGCCTGCTATAATCAGATTATGATTAAAAAATGCAAGATATGTGACAAGAAGTTCACTATAGAGGAAAAACAACGTGGAGAGGATGGTAGGTTTAAGTCATCATTGAGACCTTGGAACACACAGACGTGTTCACCTGAATGTAGATACAAAAATACTGCTATAAATTCAGCCAAATCTCAAGAAAGGAGAAAGAAGAGAATTGTTAGAAGGAAATGCAGGTATTGTGGCAAAGAAGTTGTATCTAGTGCTTACTGTATAAGGAAGTTTTGCGAAGGGAAAGCTGGGGAATGCTATAGGTCTTTTTTATCAGAAACAAGGAAGGGAAAGGATAACCCAGCATACAAAAGCGGCTTTAGATCTTCTGGAAAGAGAGGTTATGCAGGGAAGCACACGAGAGCTTGTGCTAAATACAGAAAACATTTCCTTGAAAAGAATGAGTACCTGTTCTGTGAAGTATGCGGAGTAAATGAAAATGGTACACCTAGATTTGAGACCCACCATATATATTTTGCAAGCTTATATCCAAAACACGAGGAACTACATAACTTCAAGAATCTTATTATGGTTTGCATAGCGTGCCACAATAAATTTCACGGAGGTAACCAGTATAGAGATGAATTTTTACAAATAGAAAAGGAAAGGGGTTTAAAAGAGTTATTTAAAAAATAGAAAGATATGGAAATTACAATTAAAGGACGAATACCTTCAAAAAAGAACTCTAAGCAAATAGTTTTCAAGAATGGTCGTCCTCTAATTATAAGCTCTAAGAAACACAAGGAGTGGAACGAGGAGCAAATGTGGATGCTCAAAGGTAAAGGACAGATAACGGACATTGAAAACGTGAGTATAGACCTTTATGCCCCAGACAGAAGAAAAGCTGACCTAACGAACAAAGCTGAGAGCATAATGGACTTGCTGGTCGATGCAAAGATAATAGAAGATGATAACTGGTACATAATTCCGAACGTAAGCCTACACTTTAAAGGGGTAGATAAAGAAGACCCAAGAGCTGTTGTAACGATCAACGGACATGGAGAATGAATTAGAACATACAAAATTCAACGACCCATGGAAGTATGAAGTAAGAAGTGAAATACAAACATGCTATTGTGGTAATAAGTATATACAGCTCTGTTCCATTCAAAGTAATTGTAAGGAATGTTCAAAAGGATACTGGTGGATAATATTAATAAGATTCAAAGATGAACACAGAAACAATAGAAATTAACGGAAATGAATACCCTCTAGCTCTGTGTAAAAGGTTAGTAAACGGTAAGGAGTGTGGAACATCAATGAATCCATCAAGAAAGTTTTGCACAGGTTGTGAACAGGTTATGAAAAAGACATTACAAGATAGTTTAGAAATGAAATAAAATAAACATGGCAAAAGAAACAAAAGAGGTAAAAGGAGAAGAGGTAAAATTGACACTAGCACCAGCAACAAAGGAACAAGGAGAGAAACTAACAGCCTTCTTAGAGGAAAACAAGCTAAATATTCAGGCAGTAGTGTCATATGAGCCAGTAAAATCAGGAGGATTCCTAACAGTAGGAAAGGTAGCACTATCTCAGGTAGTAGAAGTGGAGGAAGAAGTTAAAGAGGAAAAGAAAGAAGAAGAGTCAAAGTAGAGAAGCACTAGATGACATAAACAAGAAATCATTAGGTACTGTGGAAAGGAAAACTGTTACTTGCAGCAAAGATTTCAAGGTTAATCTAAAGATAGAACCAGACCCTACAGACAAGACAGAGGAATAGTGGTAAAATAAGTTTATGAAGACGGCAATAACTACTAATCCTAACGGTGCAAATCAATATGTTTTAGATCCTAGACAAAAACTATGTTGGGAAAGATACATAAATCCAAGGAGTAAAACCTTTGGTAATGCACTACAATCAGCCCTTGAAGCAGGGTATGCAGAGACTACATCACTACATATTACAACAGAGAAATGGTTTCTCGAAAAGGTACGAAGGCTAAACCTACTAGGGAAAGGGGAAAAGGTTCTTGAAGAAACACTTGACTATGATAGTTTTGACCCCGAGACAGGAAAGGTAGATGCCTCAGTAGGAAGACTGAAACTAGACGCAGCTAAGCACGTAACAAGTACACTAGGAAAGGATGATGGATACTCACAAAAACAGGAAGTAGTAATAGCAGTAGAGAGAAGGGAAGTAATTACTATGGCTATAGAACAGTTATAAATAACAAAGGCATTATGGAAAAAGAAGATATAACAAAAGCACTGAAGAAAGAGATGAAGAGATTGCACACTAGAACACTAGGCAGTGACTTCTCAGCATCAATGGTTAAAGCCCCAGTTAAAGCAGCTACAGAATGGATAGAGAAAGACGTGTCTACGAATGACCTTGTAGGGATGAAGAGGGGCGTGGGGATACTAAGGAAGTTAGAAGGAATACCAGCCTAATGGATAGTAAGGAGTTAATAAAAGAAATCATACTAGATGGGACAAAAGAGGAAAAGAAGTTCCTGTTTGGTTTTGATGCTACTACTCCTAAGAAGACAGTACTAAATAAGTTCAAGGTATACGCTAGGGGAATGTACCCTCGTTACTTTAAAGGGGAATCAGCACCATTTCATGACGAGATGGTTTTAAACTATATAGACTCCTACTATGGAGAGAACTACTTGAATATCGCATTCAGAGGAAGCGCAAAGACTTCAATCATGAAGTTGTTTGTAACGTTTGTTCTTCTTAATGACGGCGATAAACACCGTAACTATATAAAGGTTCTAACTAAGGATGGAAAGAACTCTAAGCAGATTGTAACGGACATCTATAACTTGATGGTGGAGGTAAAGGACATTTATGGTGATGTCTTTGAAAGAGAAGGAGACACTAAGAGAGAAGAGACTATGGGTAGCTTTACTATGAAGAACGGTAGGAAACTATCATCAGGAACAGTGGGGCAAACACAGCGTGGACACGTCCAAGATGCTTATAGGCCAGACTGGATATGGTTTGATGATATTGAGGATAGAGATTCAGTGCGGTCACTTACTATTACTGATGGGATTATAGAGAAAACACAGGAGGCTATTGATGGTCTTGCTAAAGATGGTTCATATACTTGTACAGCTAACTACATCTCAGAGGAAGGAGTAGTAGAATGGATGAAGACAAAACCAAGTGTAAACACAATGATTACACCTATTCTTATTGATGGAATACCAACATGGGCTTACTACTCGACTGCAGACATAGCGAAGATTAAAGCTGATGCAGATGATTTCGCAGGGGAATACATGTGTGATCCTCAGAGTTCAGATAACAAGTTCTTCAGTGTAGAGCAGGTAAAGGCAGACCTAGAGTTATGCAGAGAGCCTTCAAAGGTCATTGTGGGGGCTAAATATTGGGGAAGCTACCTACCTCACCACAGGTATGGAATAGGAGCAGATACTTCAGCAGGAGTAGGTCTCGACAGTAATACTTATGTTCTATGGGACTTCAAGACAGGAGAAGCAATGGCTACTTATCACAACAACACTATTGCACCAGATATATTTGGTCATGAGTTAATGCGAATAGGTAGGGAGTTTGGAGAATGTATTATCGGCCCAGAAAGAAACAACACAGGATACGCCACACTTACAGCTATGGATGGATACCCAAACATCTATCAGGAAAGGACAATGGGTAAACAGGTGCAAGGAGTAACTAATCAGCTAGGGTGGCACACAAACAGAAAGAGTAAGCCAACTATGTTCTTTGAGTTCAGAAAAGACTATACAGACGGTCTCATTAAGATATATGATTCAGATCTGTTACAGGAAATGCTAAGATATACAGCATCAGATATGCAGAACGTAACCCAGTCATCAGTGACAAGGCACTTCGATCTTCTGACAGCAGCTGTTATAGGATGGCAGATGAAGAGTTATGCGGGTCAACCACAGAATATAAACAAGATCAGAGACCGACATATGATGAGGCAAAGGAATATGAAAAATCAAGCTAGGTAGATTATTAATCTTATTGTATAATTAAGGGGCGGTTCATAAAGTAAATGAATAAACAACTATTTGCATTTGTAGAAGAGACAATCGGTAATTACGAGTCAGGAAGTATCAGCTTAGTTGAAGGTCTTAACTTCAACATGTTTGACACACTGAAAACAATTGAGTTCTACTCAAACTCTAGGTATCGAGACGGTCAAAGAAATGCACGAAACCAAGAGAAACCATTTTATAATATAGTTAATGCTAATGTAGACGTAGCCATCACAGCTACTGACATTGATACGAAAGATATTGTTATCGTTGGAGACAACGCTGATCAATATGTTAAGGCCATGATACTTACACGGTCTATTTATGAGTGGATGAAAGAAATAAACTATGCACAGTCACTTAACCGACAAGGAGAGATCCGAGCAAGATACGGAGGTATTCTAGTTAAGAAAGTAGAGCAGGAGAATGATCTGTTCATTGACGTTCCAGAATGGAAGAACCTTATTGTAGATCCAGTTGATATTGAAGGAGGTGTTGTTATAGAACGACATTTCATGTCAGCAGCAGATCTCTCAAAGAAATCTGATTCATGGGACAACATCAACGAGGCACTAAAGCTTGTAAACACAAGTTCATATAACAAAGGGGATATTCAATCAACACCAGTTGGATTCATCCAAGTACTTGAGGTATCAGGTGAATTACCAGAAACAATAATAGATGAAGACGGAGACGAGTTTACATATGTACGACAACAACACTTCATTGCGACAGATGGTAAGAACATGGTTTCAATGTTTGGCGAATTACAGGACGAAAATCCTTACAAGTTCCTACCTTGGAAAGAAGTCTCAGGACGAGCTCTAGGACAAGGAATTGTAGAGGAGGGATTCCAGTCACAAATCTGGACTAACGACGCTGTGATAGCAGAACAGGAGGCAATGCAGCTATCTGGAAAGGTTATTCTAAAGACAGATGACGACGCACTGGCCAATAACATCTTTGAAGTTGATAACGGACACGTGTTCACTCTTCAGAAAGGAAAAGACGTTTCATCAATGAATCTTCTTCCTTCAGCACTACCACAGTTCCAAAACCTAATAACAAAGTGGCAAACACAGTTCGATAGAACTACAGCAGTTACAGACTCACTACGAGGAGAAACTCCACCATCAGGACAAGCATTCCGATCTACAGCACTGGTTACACAGCAAGCATCTTCACAGTTTGATTACCGAAGAGAAGAGATGGGAATCCTACAGAAACAGATCTTCACTGACTGGGTTATACCTTTCTTGATAAGCAAGAGACTAAGCAAGGCTTCAGTACTTACAGCACAGTTGTCTAGCAAGGAACTAGACCTAGTGGATGAATCAATACGAACAAGAGAAACAAACCAGATTCAGTTAGAAAGAGTCCTAGCAGGAGATTCACTGCTAGATGTAGAGGGAGTAGAGACATTAAACACAGAGATTGACCAGGAGTTGGCTAAACGAGACAGTGTCAGAACAGTGGGTATTCCAAAAGACTACTTTAAAGACTTTGAGTTCCAAGTAACCGTAAGGACAACAGGAGAGCAAGGAAACAAAGCAGCACGATTGGAGTCACTTTCAAACATACTACAGACAGCAGCAGCAAACCCAGCAGTACTACAAGACCCAGTATTATCAGAAGTATTCGGAGAGATACTAGAACTATCAGGACTCGGAGGGTTCAGAGCATCTCAAGGTTCATCAGCAGAAGGACAGTCAACACCAGCACCAGTTAAAGAAGAAACTAGCCTTAATCTTCCTCAACCAGAGGCACAAGCATAATGATAAAAGATAAACTAAAAGAGCTTTTTTTAGACAAAGCGATGCTCACCGAGGTAAAAGATGGTCTTATCGCACACTTGCAACGAGCAGCTCTAGAAGACGTCTTTGGAGGAACAGAGGTAGTAGGGTACAAACAAGCAGGAGAGGCCTTAGAAGACTTCTTTAAAGGACTAGAGAGCAAGTATTCAGAGAAGAGAGCGAGTTCAGGGAATAGTTCAGTATAAAAACAGTGAGGGCATTAGGATATGGCCACCTCAATTAAAAAGCTAATCCACGGGAGATAACCCTCAAAATCAATTAACATACATAGTAATATGGATGAAAACATCGAGTTGCAGGACTCTCAAACACCTGTAGAGGTAGAGGAAGTTGTTGAAGCGGATGCATCTGCTGACACAGAAGAATCTACACAGGAGGTAGACGTTGAAGGTCTACAAAAACAGAATGCTAAGCTTTATGCTCGCATGAAAAGAGCTGAGGAGGCTCTCAAAGCCACTCCTCAGGCCCCTCAGCCTCAAAAAGAGACAGTTATTAACAACACCCCAAATCAATCCGAAGACGCTGTTGACGCCAAAATTCTGGAGTCTCAAGGTTTCTCTGATGAGGAGATAGACAGGGCGAGGAAGGTTGCTAAGGTTGAAGACGTAAGTCTCATCAAAGCAACTAGAGACGAAATGTTCACTTCTTGGAAGGCATCCCAAGACGCAAAGAAGAAGGCTGAAAAGGCTCAGCTTAGGGGTTCAAAGGGTTCAGGCTTAAACAAGCCTCAGAAGACTACGAATCTTTCTAAAGAAGAGCACAAGGCTCTTTGGAACGAAAAGATGGGGAGATAGTCTCACACTATTTATTAGTAGTTAAAGTGGGACTGTCATAAACATTCATAATCATGGCATATCCAACAGATACGTTCACAGCTGCTGACTTAGCAGTGCTTATCCCAGAAGTATGGGGAGAAAAGATTAATGACTTCTACAAAGATGCAGGAGTTATCGCACCTTTCTTCACAGACCGAAGTGATGAAGTAGTTATGGGAGGTGATGTTCTACACACACCAAACCTAACAGAGATGAGTGCAAACGCTAAAGCTAACGCAACAGCAGTTACACTTAACTCACCAACAGAGACAAAAGTTGATCTAACAATCGACCAGTGGTACGAAGTTTCATTTGCAATCGAAGATAAAGAGGCAGCTCAGGTAAAACGAAGCTACTCTCTACAAGAGCGATACGCAAAGAACGCAGGTTACACAATCGCACAGCAACTAGAAACAGCTATCGCAGCACTATTCACAGGATTCTCAGCATCAGCTGGAACTACTGCAACAGACGTTGACGATGACGAAATTCGAGAAGCTATTGCAACACTTGCAGCAGCAGATATTCCAGGACTTAATGCTGGAACAAACGAAGTAGCATTCATCATGCACCCAAACACTATCTGGAACCAGGTACAGGGAATTGATAAATTCGCTCTTCTACAGAACACTAATGGTTCAGATCCAGTATTGAAAGGACACGTAGGATCACTTTACGGAATTCCCGTATTGTCATCTACAAACGTTCCTATTTCTACAGACCGAATCAACGTTCTAGCTCACACTGACGCAATTCACTGGGCAACATCACCCCTTGGAGCAGGAGGTTCAAAGGGAGCAATGGTTGGATCAGGAGGAGTCCGAGTTCAGTCAAACTACATTCCAGAGCAACTCGCAACACTTACAACTGCAGACATTCTGTACGGAGTAATTGAAAACCGAGACGCAGCTGGAGTTCAATTGATCGGAAACGTTTAATCGTTACTCTTGGGGCTTTACGCCAAAACGATAGCCCCAAGATGTTTTGGCAGCGATGACTACTAATAAATAAAACTATTATGGGTAAAGTAACAGTAAGTGCAGGGTTACAGAGGCATAGAGTGAGGATGGATAAAAATGGAGTTACAAAGGAAGTGCCAACACTGGCAAATAAACTAAAGGACAGCGATAAGCTTCCTAAATTTGCAGCTAAATTAAGAACACTAAAATAATATGACAAGAACTTACACATTCAAAAATGACGAGATCGTTTCCCTTATGGGAGAAAAAGACACTCTTATGGAGTATTTCAAGAAGCAGACAGCAAAGATAGAGAAGCTTCAGAAGGAACTTGGAGACAAGTCACAAGAGCTCCAAGTTCTAAAGGACAAAATGCGGCCGATAGTAGATGAATATGTCCTAGACCAACTTGATGAGTTTGAGCTAGTAACAAAGCTTGATGTAAAGGACGGAGAGATCGTGGTGGAAATTGTAGACGAGATTGAAAGCTTTAAAGAGGCTGTACAGAAAAGGAAACTAAAGGAGATTGAAGATAAAGAGAATGAAGGAAAAGAAGTTGAGGAAGAGGAAGAATAAAATACTCCCTGTCCTTGGCAGGGTATATGGGGGATTCAAATTAAATAATGCCGCACCCTTTGAACCCCTCATATACTTTGCTCGGGAATAGTAGTATAATTATAAGAAAGGTGCGGCCATAAGAACACATGGTATTTAGCGATTCAACTGACAAACAAGGTATTGTAGAAGAAGTAAGGTTCCTAACAGGGACTAATTCTAGTACTTACCCTATTGCACAACTAACTAGGAACGTAAACAGAGCTCTCGATAAAGTAACATCCACTATAATAAGTGCTGATGGACGATGGCAGTGGGATGATAGCAACGAAACAGATTACCCTATTGCGACATCTGACTTGGTTTCAGGTCAAAAGGAGTATGTTCTATCCAACAACTTCCTTACTATTTATAGGGTGGAGTGGAAAGACAGTAATGGAAACTGGGTTTTAGGCGTGCCTATAGACCAAAGAGATATTAAAGAAGCCATTGATGAGTTCCAGAAGACAGACTCAACACCGCTGTATTACGACAAGATTAACGACTCATTGTTCTTATTCCCTAAACCAAACTACAACTCAACAGACGGGCTGAAAGTGTACTACCAGAGAAACACAACCTACTTCACAGCCTCAGATACAGTAAAAGAGCCTGGATTCGGTAGGCAGTTCCACAGACTGCTATCACTTTACGCAGCTAAGGATTACGCAGTTGCACGGAAGCAAGAGATGGTTACACCCTTTACTAATGAGATCCAGAAACTGGAGGATGAGTTAGAAAGGTTCTACGGAGCACGGTCAGAAGACGAGCCAAGAGTTATTAAAAGCGTTTATAAAACATCAAGATAATGAAAAATAATTTAAGCATAAAAGGTAGAATCAAGTTGGTTCACCGAGACAACGAGGGTAACATTAAGTCAGTTACGGAGAAGAGTAACATAATTACAAATGCAGGAATTGCAGAGGTTGCTGGGCTTATGGGGAATACGGGTTCTCCAACAGCATTTACATATCTAGCAGTTGGAACATCAGCAACAGCGGTGGCAGCAACAGACACTACTCTGGGGGCTGAAATAACATCAGGAGGACTAGAAAGGGCCTCAGCTACAGTATCTAGGGTTACCACAACAGTAACAAACGACACACTACAGTTCGAAAAAACATGGACAGCAACAGCAACTCTAGCAGTGGAAGAATGTGGAGTGTTCAATGATGCTTCAACAGGGGACATGTTGGGTCACGCATTAACAACAACAAAGTCGCTAGTATCAGGAGATACGTTAGCGCTAACTTATAAGGTTCAAGTATCATAATCTATGGCAATAGCTTTTGTAGAAAGTACATCACACACAGCTACAACAGGGAGCGTCATCTCGTTTAGCCACACAGTAACAGCTGGATCAAACAATGTTTTGATCTTGGCTGTTATGTGGTCTAGTGACTCTACTTCGGTGACAGGGGTTACTTATAACAGTGTTTCAATGACATCTTCAGTAGATTCAGGGTCAGGTGCTGGGTCGACACGATCACAGTTATTTTATCTAGGTAATCCTTCGACAGGTTCAAATACGGTTGAGGTGACATTTTCAGGTACTCCAATAAGAGAAGCTTTTGTTGCTTCTACGTTTTCAGGAGTTGACCAAGCCTCTACAATAGGTGGAACAGATTCAGACATCTCCACTAACACACCTTCAAGTATAGATGTTCCTGTGGCAGGTAGCGCAGGAATGGTTGTTGATGCTTTTGCAGCCGAGAGTACCTGTACGTGGGCGGAGGCAGGAGCGCAGACACTAATGGATGGGGGACAGTTTGAGTCGGCTTTGAATTGGGGTTCAAGTTACAGAACCCACTCTGGTTCAACAACAAATATGGGGTGGACAAGAACTGGGGCTTGTGGAGCACCAGTAGCAACACCAGCTGGGATATCACTCACTCAATTTGTTTCAACAGCCCATACATCAACAGTAACTGATTCTATATCTACTTCAGAAACAACAGTTGCACAGTTGGATTTATCTGTTGCAATAACAGAAACTCTAACAATGATAGAGACTATAGTCACCGATGAGGAGATCCTTTGGACAAACCAAACAAAACCATCTACAAGCTGGACTAATCAATCAAAATTCTAATATGGCTAATAAAAAACTAAACAACTTCTATTCAGGGCAACAGTTTGACGACAGACTGCCAACTTCATCAGGGTATTCATATTCAGAAAACTTTAAACTTGACGACCTTACAAAGCTGAGAGCTACATACGGTAAAGACCCAGAAACTCTTGACTCAGAGGGGACTTTTAATCTTATGGCTGATGACAATGGTGTCGTTTGGAGGTTAGGTATCGATGATGGTGGGGCAAGTAGACCAAACAACGCCTCTATAGATAACTACACAACAGGGTGGGAAAATGCCAACACAGCAACGTCAGGTGCAATAACAAGTCAGACTAAGACTATGACCTTTTATAAAGGGGGTATGTATTTTCAAGGTCTTAACTACTTAATGAAGTTCTCACCTCCAGCTAACACTATAGATACAACATTCCAAGCCACTACCAACGTAATTACAGGACGAGGTGTCGTGGGTAAAGATGACGTATTGTATTTTCCAACAGATACTACTTTAAATTCCTATGATCCAAATGTTGTACCAGCTTGGGTTGAAGATGTTATCTCAGTACCAGATGACTATACTATTAAACAAATAGACGTATTCCAAAACCTCCTTGCGATAGGGGTAGATTCCAACGACTCAAGGGAGTCAGGTATTTTCTTATGGGATTACATAAACGCCGACATTACAGACTTCATACCAGTAGGGGTGGGGGACTTGTTTGGACTTACTAACTTAAACGGTATTCTTATAGCTGGATTAAGTTATGAAGATAAATCAGGGCAAATAATAGAGATGAAGGGATATTCAGGGGGGAGTCCTGTCTCATTGGGTAAGATTAAGATGAACTTCCTAGACAACCCAGAGCCTTTTAAAGAATTTCAAGGGAAAATCATGTTTTCTGCAAGATCAAGTAATACAGACTCTCTTTCTGATGCTAGATATAGTGTTTGGGAATTTGGTCAAGTTACGACACAAACACCATTTGGCTTCAATCTATTTATGACAGATGATGACTGGGCGCAAGACTTATACGACTTCCACCAGCTTGATGATGGTTTCTTAGTCGCTTACAGGGGGGCTTCACCAGGAACGGAATATAAGATAGATAAGGTATACAGATTAGGCTCTAGTGCTGTCATTGAAACACAATGGTTCACAGGGAATGATCCAACTATTACACAGCAACTTATTTCAGCTACTGTTCTACATAACCCAATCCCAAGCGGAGGTTCTGTAACGGTTAGTGTTAAGTCAGATGCGGACACAAGCTACACAACACTGCTCGTGTCAACAACAGAGGACTCAATGAGGACTACAGCTACTTTCGAGTCAGATGGAGGAGAGCTGGATCAATTCCTACGTCTGAAGGTTAAGGTTGATACAACAGGAGGGGTTGATGTCTACGGTATTAAGCCAGAATTTGATGCGATAACAGACGACGCTTATGGACGATAACTTACAAGAACAAATAGATGCTCTAAAGCTTCAACTCCAGCAATTCAACTATGCTTATGACCGAATGGTTCGCAGTGACAGGATTGTCCCTAATAAGAACATATTCTTATTAGACGGTGGTGTTGTTTCAGCTGGTTCTAATTTAGGAACTAAGGTGGGCGAAGGCACTACAGATAAGCTAGGGTTTTACGGAGTAACTCCAGTGGATCAACCAGCAACAGTGAGTGACCCATCAGGAGGTGCAACAATAGACAGTGAATCACGGACAGCTGTGATAGCATTGATAGATAGGTTGCAGGAGCTAGGTTTAATAGCGTAGTTATTGTATAATTAATAGAAAGCGGCTCAAAAAAACATGGAAGAAGATTTACTTAAAAAAGCAAAAAACTTAAAAGGTGATTTAGATAAAGGATTCCAAAGTTTCTCTGAGAGGAATGATAAGAATGACTTCTCACAATTCGCTGGTACTGATATAGGATTCTCTAGAGACCCATCACAGACTGGAGTTCCAGCCATACCTACACCACTTATTTCAAATACTCAAGTAGAAGCACCAGAGCTCGAAATACCAACTCGGGCTGTTGTTGCACCTGCACCTCAAATTCAAGCAGATCCAGCACAAGCTATAGTTTCAGGAGCACAAAAGATAGCAACAAGACCTATTGCTAAAACTCCAGAACAACTAAGAGCAGAAGGAGCTCCGACAGACAGAACAACTAGAACAGCAACAGGAGAAGAACAAGTCCTTCAAGGTAGAATAGAAAAAGCAATGGGACTATCCGAAGGAACCCTCGGGAGAGAACAAGCTCAACTAGAAGAAGAACGACTTAGAGGAGTTGAAGAACAAAATCAAAGGGTTGCACAGAAGCAAGGAGAGATCCAAACACTTGCAGCTGAATTTGACTCTGCAATCGTCGGATTAGAGGGACAAGGTAGAGGTATACCACTTTCGCTTATTACAGGCCAGCAGGGGCTTCTCAGGCGCCAGAAAGCAGCAGAAATAGGTATCAAGCAAGCAGAACTACTCGCTATTACAGGACAAAGAGATGCAGCACAGAAAGCAGCCGACCGAGCTGTTGATTTAGAGTTTGATGCTAGAGACCAAGAACTACAAAATGCACTACTTGAAATTGAACTAGTTAAACCACTCGCAGACGCAGCAGAGCGAAAACGACTAGAGGCACGAGAAGATGAAATCAACGGACAGTCCTCAGTAGCCAAAGATCTTAAAGATAATAAGAAGTTCTTCATAGAACAAGCAATCGATAACCAGCAGTTTGATGTTGTGAGTGCGCTTATGACAGCAGGATCTGTAGAAGAGTTGGCACAAGCCGCTTCAGGAATACAGTTCGGTAACTCAATAGATGATATATACAAAAGATTACAGATAAGTAAATTACAGTCCTCAGTATCAGGAGGAGGGGGTGTCTCAGCCGAAACAGATGAATTTGGACGTGTCCTAGTTAATTCAAAGGATGCCTCTAAGTTGAATAAGGAGATTAGAACATCAGACGCATTCCAAGCTATCCAGAAAGGTACAACCTCACTAGCAGGACTCAATAGATTTGAGGAACTTTTCAATAAGGTTGGAACAACATCAGGAGTTACTAGTCCTTTTGATGAGTCTAGACTTGCTCCACTCTATAACGCAGCAGTATTGGATCTTAAAGAGTTCTTCAACCTTGGAGTTCTTAATGGCCCAGACCTCGAAGTTATTCAGTCAGTCCTTCCAAAACCAACAGGACAAGGATTTGTTACAAACATTGCCGCTAAAGGATCTACAAAGGCAGGTTTGGCAAACATTAAGTCTATGATCAACGATACACTAGATGATCGGTATCGAAGTATTGTTCTTCAGTTTGAGCAGTCTCCAGAATCAGTAGGTGCTCTTAGAGATCTACAAATCACATACATTGATAACAAATCAAAACTGGATTCTAATATAAAAACAGCTGTTGATTCAGCCAGGAAAGAATTCCCAGGAATTTCAGATGATGAAATTATTCAAATAATATCAAACTAATCATGGCCTTAACTCAAGAACAAATAAACAGACTAAGAGGGAATTTACATTCAAAACAACAACAAGCACCTAGTTCTCAAGGAGGTCTAAGGAACTTTTTTGCAGACGCAGTGCAAGATGTTAAAGAAATAGGTTCTGGCGTTAAAGAGAGAGCTTTTGAGAGAGCAGACCAGTTTGGAGAACAACAGACACTTGTAGGTAAATTTGGACAAGGTGTGGGTTTCGCAGGTGATATTATTGGAGAAACAGTGCTTGGGGCAGCAAAAGCGGCAGTACCGCAATCAACAGAAGAAGCGGTTTCGAGCGGTTTCGAGTCAACAGCAGCTAAAGTGTTACAAAACGAGAAGGTTCAGGAGGGACTAGCAGCAATTGAAAGGTTCAAAAAAGAAAACCCAACTCTTTCCGAGGCGCTAACAGCTGTTGGTAATACAGCGATACTAGGATTAGACATTGTCGGAATTGGAGGAGGAGCTCAAGTAGCAAAGACAGTTGGTAAAAAGGGGTTGAGGACAACAAAAGACACTATTTCTAAGGGAGTGGACACTGTGGGATCTAAGACACGAGATGTAGGGTCTGCTGTTACAGGTGCTCTGAAGGATATAAAACCTACTAGGCAAGCAATTATAAATGAGCAGGTTACTAAGGCCCTCGACTTTGCACCAGGGGATTTAAATAAAATAGCCAGGGCCACTGATAACGAAGCGGGTATTTTCTTAGCAGATCAAAACTTAATAGGAACAAACAAGGCTAATACTGTCAGGAACCTAGAGGAGTTTGCAGACGATGCGTTCAATCAAGTACGTGAAGAAATTGGACTAGTAGGCGATAAATTCACACATTCAGACATCCCTCAGTACAAAGAAGCTTTGAATGCAATAAAAGATAAAACAAAAGGGAAAGCTGGGCTACAAGAGGTGAATAAGGAGCTCGGCAAGCTAATCAGGAAAAAGAATATAAAACTTACAGACGTGCAAAGAACAAAAGAGCTTCTAGACGAACACTTCAGTCTATTCAGCGTTACTGGAGATATTAAAGAAAGTGTAGAGAAACAAGGGCTTGCTAATGTTAGACAGAGTCTCAGGGGCTTTATAGAAGATAAGGTTGAGATAGCTGGGGGAGGTGACATTAAGTTACTGAACAATAACGTTGCAACATCAAAAACTATACTAGAGACAATTAAGACTCGTTCTCCTAAAGGTCTAACTAAATCAAATATAAAGCTAGGAGATCTAGGAATCTTCGGGGTAGCTTCTACCTTCGGAGGGCCAGCAACAGGACTAGCTGCACTTCTCTTAAAGAAGATAATAGAGTCACCATCAGTAAGGCTTAGGTTTGCGAAGTGGTTAGATAAGATAGATGACGCAAAAAGAGCTGAGGCCTTAGAGGAACTCAGAAAAGGTACTGTGTCTGATGAACTACAGAAAGCTGTAGGTATTACTGATGCGACCGAATAATTATTCGATACCACCCATAATTAGTAGGAATATGATAAGAAAGAATATTTCCATATATCTACATAATAAACACAAACAAACAACCATGTCAACAAAAACTGTTAATAACCAAGATATAGCCGATCTGGCAAAATTCCAGAGATTGCTACGAAATATTGAGGACATGAGACGAGGAGCAGCCCAAACTCTTGTTAAAAGAGAGAATGAAGGTATGTTCAAACGCATTTCTGAAAGGAGACGAAATGCTGTATAATTAGTATAACGTGTGCGGCTAACACATATGATGCCATCCAATCAAAACGAACTTAAAAAACTATTAAACTTTGCAGAAGATAAGGATCTAGCACTGTTCGATGAACTTTCTGGTCTTAATGAATCTCTGAATGATTTCAGGGGTATTTTCGATAATACAAACTTCCAGAATGTAGAGATCCTAAAAGGAGAGGATGGGTACACACCAATACTAGGTGTAGATTTTCTTACAGACGTAGATATAGCAGAATTGCTGGCCAAGACAGAGAAGCTACTGGTTCATGGAGTTGACGGAAAGGATGGTAAAGATGGAGTAGGGGTTAATGGTAAAGATGGAACAGATGGCGCCACACCAGTTAAAGGTGTTGATTTCCTTACAGAGACAGACATTCAAGAAATGGCAGAGGCTACAGCAAAACAAATTACTCAGTTTGAACTGTTAGGAGAAGGTGTAAGGGATGTTCTTATGGAAATGGAAGGGGACGATAGACTACCCATCATAGCCATTGCTTCTCTTAGGGAAGAGTTGGACAGGCTACATTTTGCAATACAAAACCCAATCAACGGTAAAAGGACAACAGGTGGAGGTAATCTTTCTACATTCAAGAACGGAACTAAAGTAGGGTCAGGAACTAAGCTAGACCTTATAGAAGGTACTAACGTAACGATTACGTCAGCATTTGATGGCTCAAAGACAAGTTATACAATTGCTGCAGCAGGAGGAGGTGGTGGTGGATCAGGAACAATGACAACTGTAAAAGAAGACGGGGTTCAGGTAGGAGGTGCTGATATTGAAGTACTTGATTTTGGAACAGGGTTTGATCTTACAGAATCACCTGATAAGGAGATAAATATATCACTTGATTTAGACGAACTTGTTGATAGTTATACTGAAAGTAACACACCCCAATCTGGAGACATGATTCTTTGGCAGGACGTAACAGCCAATGTTATTAAGAAGTTTGATGTTGCAGATGCTCACACAGCTCTTGGTTTTACTTTATCTAACCAATACGACATTGCATATGGGGCGTCAGACCTTTCATTAGCATCAGATGGATCATTCCAATATTTAAATACAACAAAACAACTCATCAGCGACTCATCAGTTGTGGGTATAGGAGGTTCTATTAACTGGACTATCAGCAACTTGGCACATGACGGACTTGTGTTGAAGCCAGTATCAGGAACATATGCAGGTAACTACATTGACCTACTAAACAACGCAGGTGCTACCCTCTTCCAAGTAGACACCACAGGACAGCTACTAATCCCTGGAACAGTCGAGGCTTCACCTATCGACATTGCAGACTACATTCCTTTCATTGATAACTCAGCAGGAAGTACAGTCAAGAAAGTATTACGAGACAACTTCCTTTCAGAGATTGGAGGAGGTGGACGTTCAGCAGGAGATGCTGGAGAGGTTATATACGCAGATGGTACAGGTCTTACAAGCTCAGAGGCAGAGTTCTTGTACCAATCTACTATCAATAAGCTAAACGTAGGAGAGGTATCAGGTTCAGCTAACTTCCACATGGAGGTGATGACAGGAGCTGTTCAGCAAGCGTGGCCAGCAATCAACATACTAGAAAGTACACATGCCTCATCAGGACGTGCCACTATCGGATATGGACTAGATAATGCAGCAACACCAACATCAGGATTTCTACAGGGACGAGACTGGGCAGGAACAGATACAGAGACTTTCTACCTATACTCACTCTCAGGAGCTAAAACAGCCATGTACGTTGACGGTGCAACTGGATATGTACAGATCGGAGGTGGTGGAGGTAATGCTTCAAACCCACTCTCAGCACACCTATCACTTTCAGGAGACTTCGTTGCTCGTGTAGAAAACACTCACGCGAGTGGTGACGGACTTCTTATAAATACAGCAGGAACAGGAGGTACTGAGAGTTCATTTAGAGTTTCAAACAATTCAAATATTAACTTTGATATTCATAACGATGGGGATGTTAGTATCGGACAGACAGCCAACACTCATTCTATTGTAGAAATTACAGCAGACGCAGATACGATTGATGCAGCAGGGCATGATTGGGCAATTCCTTTGTCATTGAACGTTGACTACGGTCAAGGAGGAATGGACATCTCAGGACAGTCAGGAGGGGGGACAGATCTTTACTACAGCCTACGAGACAGTGACGATATTGATAATGCCAACTACTTCTGGATGGGTCTTGATACAAACGGAGCTGTAGCACCAACTGGAACTAATGCTCTGGTATCTTCAAAGAATGGAACGGGAACAACTAATAATTTGGTTCTTACAGCTACAGACAACTCTACTAGCGCCACTCCTCAAATAACTATTAAAGCAAACACCGCCTTTGTAGGAATAAACAAACTTGTGCCTACGGTAGCCCTTGATGTGGTTGGAGCAGGAGCGTTCACTTTAGACGTAACAGTACCAGACGAAGTGTATGGAGCAGGGTGGAATGGTTCACTCGAAGTACCAACAAAGAACGCTGTATACGATAAGATCGAAACACTTGGAGGAGGTGGTGACGTTACAGCAGCAGCAAACATAACAGATCACGCTCTCGTTAGAGGTGATGGTGGAGCTAAAGGTATACAAGATAGCGGAATATTCATTGATGACACTGACAATATGTCTGGTGTTACGCTAGATGATTTCGATAATACTATCAATGCAGATGGAATCCATACAAGAGTAATCAACAACTCTGGAGTAACAATCAATAAAGGAGAGCCTGTGTATATTAGTGGATATAATGCAGGATCAGGACTCTCAGAGGTAGCCAAAGCAGACGCAGATGACGCAAGTAAAATGCCTTGTGTTGGTCTTATGGCTTCTAATACAACAAACACTTCAACAGGTGGTGTGATTTCATTTGGAAATATAAACTCACTAAACACCTCAAGCTGGGCTGTGGGAGATTCTGTGTATGTAGACACAACAGCAGGAGCATTAACAAACACTCGTCCAACAGGTGCGACTACAAATGTTCAGAAGATTGCAGAAGTTAAGAAATCAGATGCTTCAAATGGAATCTTGATTGTTATGGGAGCATACCGAAGTAATGATGTACCTAATCAAATTAGTGATGCGGTGTTCAGGCTACACGATAATGGGGACTCAACAAAACTAGCTGACTTCCAGCTCTCAGGAATAACAACAGGTACAACAAGAACTCTCACACTGCAAGACGCAAGCGGAACTATTGCTCTAGTTGGAGATAACCTTTCAACATTTACAAATGACTCAGGGTTCATCACAGCTTCATCTACAGACACCCTCACAAACAAATCAGGTAACATTTCTATGTGGACTAATGATTCAGGTTACATAACAGCCACTCTTACTCAAGAACAAGTGGAAGATTATGCAGGAACTTTGGTTGCAACAGGTGGAACAAAGACAGGAATAACAGTAACTTACCAAGATGCGACAGGGGACATGGACTTTGTTGTTTCAGATACAACAGTAGCAGGAGACACAGGTTCAACAGGAATTACGCCTGGAGATACACTTACTATTGCTGGGGGAACAGGAATTACCACAGCAATGTCAGGAGACTCACTGACTATCACAAACGATGTCACAGCTCTCACTCAAGAGCAGGTGGAAGATTACGTTGGCGGAATGGTAACAGGCAACACTGAAACCTTAATCACAGTTACATACCAAGATGCTGACGGGACTCTTGATTTCGTTGTCGATAATGACCTGTCTAATTACTCAAACGCCACTTCTAACTTCTTCGATACAGCAGGGAACGGACTCACAAGCTCAGGAAGTACCGTTAATGTGGTTGCTGGAACTGGGCTTACGGTTAATGCGAATGATATTGAAGTAGATTTTGCATCAATCGCAACAACAGACACAGGAACTTCTACAACAGAAGCAGTCACACCAGATGGACTTCAAGGTTCAAAGAGAAACATAAGATGGCTTTCATTCAACCTCGTAGAAGCAGGAACAGACTGTGCAACAGCTACTAACATTGCAGGTGACTTCTTATCACCGATTGCTGGGACAATACTACAAAGCGATTCAGCACCATTCTACATTTACGCAACAAACTCAACAGCAGGAACTACAGGGACTATGGTCGTGGACGTGAGTATCAATGGTACATCTATTATGACAACTAACAAGTTAGACTTTGATTCAGCAGAGAAAACAACCACAACAGCTGCGACAAAACCAGACTTAACTACCACAGCACTAGCAGTTGGTGATATAATTACAATCGACATTGACTCCGTTCACACAACAGCAGCTAAAGGGCTTACTGTGTACATGGCAGTAAGAGAAAGTTAATAATTAACAATAATATTATGGCAACAAGAGCAGAAGTAATAACAATAATAGAAGCTAATGTGGTTAAGGTATTGAGGAATGATGTTTCAGATACAAGATACAACAAAATAGATCGAAAAGATGGTTCAAAGACAGAGATAGAAAATATCCCCTGTCTTGTTGAAAGAGAGGATGGAAGTGTAAGCTACCAGAATCAGACAATCTACGTTGATTACGACAAAGATGGAAAGGAAGTGGAAGCGTGGATGGACAAAAGCCAAAAGAACTTTGAAGAATCAGGTGAAGTAGTTTCAACAGAAGTAGCACCAAAATAAAATGGCATTTGACTCAGACTTTACAAAAAGATTTAAGATAACCTCAGCTAATACATATGTACCCAGCGACCAGACGGATATTCCTCTGGCTATTGATCTTTCTACTATAGGTTCGGGTCATGCTTTTTGGTCTGATGTGCTTTCAAGTGGTGCAGATATTAGAGTTGTAGAGAGTGACGAAACTACAGAAGTCCCTGTGGAGGTGGATAAGTTAGACACTACTGCTAAAACAGGTCAGATTTACTTCAAGTCAGACATTACAGCAGCTAGTGATACTGACTACTATGTTTACTACGGTAACTCAGGGGCTTCTGCTCCAGGGGTATCTACCACTTATGGTCAATATAATGTATGGGACTCTAACTATGGAGCTGTATATCACTTGGGTGATGCCACAGCCGAGGATGTTGTTGATTCAACAGGAAATCAACTTAACGAAGGATCTGGTTCTTCCTCAGCAACAAGTGTTAATGCTCTGTTTGGTAAAGGTTTTGACTTCAATGGTTCTACTAATACTATTGTTTTTGAATCGGGTGTTTCAACTTATGTGTGTCCTACAGCAGAGTTACAGTTTGAGTTGTGGTTCAATGCAGATACTAAAGGTAGTGATGTTCTCTGGTCTACTAGATTGGACTCAACCAATAAAGGATGGGGTCTTTGGTTTTGGAATGGTTATCTACGACCCTCAATAGGTATTGGTTCATCAGGTAATACATGGACAAATGTCACATACCCAATGAGCAGTATCAGTACAAGTACTTGGTATAAAGTAGTGGTTAAATATGACGGTTCTACTGTTAAAATGTTTGTAGATGATGACGAGAAAGACAGCTACTCAACTTCAGGTTCTATCACTTATTCTGGTTCACAGATGCTCTTTGGTAACAGAGCTGGTGGTGATGACTTTGACGGAACTTTAGATGAAATGTGGGTGAGTATTGTTGATCGTTCAAATGATTGGAATACAGTTATCTATAACTGGCAGGTGGACAATAGTGCTTTTTGGACAGTGGGTGCTGGAGAAGCTAACCCAGGAGCAGGAGGAGCAACATTTATACCTAAAATGCAAATAATATAATGGATAAAGAAGACGAAATAAAATTTAAAGAATACATATTCCAAGCACACCAAGCAGGCAAGTCAGAGACTAGTCAGCTTTTTCAGGAGATAAAGGATGAAGTGAAATCTATCGTGGATACAGCAACAGAAAATCACAAACAAACCCATGACTCCTTAATGGAGCTAAAAAACGAGACCATAAACAATACTGATGCTCTGATAGCACATGATGAAACCTTAAAGTCTCACAACGGAAGACTAAGTAAGGTGGAGAAGACAATACTCATAGTCGGAGCTGTGTCATCAACAATTTTAATAATGAACGGTTCAAAGGCAGTAGAATTATTAGGAACAATATTTTAATATGAAACCAGAAGGAAAAATAATGTATCGACCTCTTAACTCATGGCACGTCAACCAGGAGTTCGGAGAGAACACAGTTTGCATAGATTTTGAGACAAGATCAAAGTATAAATGGTGTGACGGTAATAACCCACCAGAGGGCTTCAGATCCATTTATGGAGATAAAGGACACATGGGTGTAGATCTTCGTGCAGGACGCTGGAATCCCTGTTATGCGGCTGTGATGGGTAAGGTTGTTCATATTGATACAAACAGAAAGTCTGGTTTTGATGTAAGAATACAATCTACAGTTAGGGACTTCACTTTCACACATATATACGAACATCTAGAGATGTGGAATGTTAAACTGGGTGATGAAATTAAAACAGGACAACTCATAGGATGGGTAGGTAGCACAGGATATTCAACAGGCCCTCATCTGCACTTCGAATGCAGAGACAGTTACGGAAAGTCATTCGACCCTATTCCTTTTATGTACGAAGAACCAGCTACAGCAGTATTCAAATTAAATAATGCCATTGCTCATCTCAAACAACAGATAGAAGTTTTAAAGGTGGGGATAACTGGCT